TTTAGTGGACAATGACGAATTGTGGGCAAAGGTTAAGGCAGGTGAATGGAAAGGGTTTTCTGTTGAGGGCTTTTTTGACATGGAAGAGCAAGACGAGGTTGTTACCCTGATGCGTGAAATAGCCACGATGCTGAAAAATTTTGCATAGGTTTTACCATACCTACCTTTTAGGGTATGGATTTCAAAACAGAACTTTCAGAAATGAAGAGCGGACTTGCTGCATTTATGGCAGAAGTTAAGCAGCGTTTCAATGAAGTTCCGGCTGAACCCGTTGAAGCTGCGTTTGGTGAGTTGACTTTGGTTGACGGCACAATCGTAGTATTTGACGGTGACGAATTGAATGTTGGTAGCATGTTGTCTGTTAAAACTGAGGAGGGTGTAATACCTGCCCCAGACGGAGTGCATGAAACTACCGACGGACTGCTTGTAACTACCAAAGACGGAGTTGTTGAACTTATCGAAGAGAAAACCGCACCCGTTGAGGAAGTTGAAGTTGAAAATCAATTTGCATCACTGGAACAATTTGACGCACTGCGTGCCGCCAATGAGGAAATGGCAAAGAAAATCGCCACCCTCGAAAACGCCCTTATCAATGTGTTGGGCAAAGTAGAAGAAACTTTCAGCGTGTTTGAAAAGTTTGCATCTGCTACACCTGAGCCGACTAAAAAGCCAATCGGTTCAGTAAATCAAAAAAGACAGGACAACTTTAATGGCTTTTTGTCCGCAATCAAAAAAATCAAATAATTTAAAATCATGGCATTTGACGTAACAGGTTTAACCAATTACACCAAAGAGGAGAGCTTACAGCTCCTGACCAAAGCTATGTTCAACGCAAAAACCGCTTCTCTTTTGAACGGTGCTGGACAGGTTCTCCCCGGTATCAAGAGTGCAGAAATCCTGCCTCTTCTTTATTCTGATGTTTATCTGCAAAGCGACTCTTGCAGCTACCAGACATCTGGCAACACAACCCTTTCTAAGCGTACCTTGACCGTAGGTAAGTGCAAAGTACAAGAAACCCTTTGCCCCAAAGACCTCGAAACTAAGTACACACAGAAAGCCCTCAACGCTGGCGAAGCAATCGACATGGGTGTTTTCACCGAGCAGATTGGTGCTGAAAAAGCTGCCAAAATTGCCGAAGCTATCGAAACTGCTATCTGGCAGGGTGATGCTACTGGCGGTGCTGGTAACAACGCTTTTTGGGATGGCTTTTTGACTATCCTCGATGACTTGGGTTATGGCGGTGCTGGCGACCCTATCAAGGGTAACGTAGCTGATGCCTACGCTTCAATCACTTCAAGCAATATCGATGACATCATCGGCACCATTTACGGTGTTATCCCTGCTGAACTGCTGGGCAAAGAAGATCTGTTTATCGCTATGGGTGTTGATACTTTCCGCAAATACCGTCAGTGGTTGGTAGGTGCTAACCTTTACCACTACCCTGCTAACGAAGTAGCTGAATTGGAAATCATCGACCCTGTGACTGGTATCAAAATCTACGGTCTGCATGGTATGAACAGCACCAACAAGATAGTTGCTGGCCTTTGGTCAAACTTCTTCTTGGGTACTGACATGATGAACGAAGAAGAAGAGTTTGAATTTATCTTCAATCCTTTCGAGCGTCGTGTGCAATTCCACGCTGCTTTCAAATACGGAACGCAGATTGCTTACCCTGAGCAGGTTGTTTACTTCAAACTTCCCTAACCATTAAGTAAGTTACCGAACAGTAAGTTTAACCCGGGGGGTGGGGATACAACCTCACCCCCTTTAATTTAAAAATAAAATATGGCTTGTGTATTAACCACTGGATTTACCCTCGATTGCAAAACCGCATCGGCAGGTATAAAAACAATTTGGCTCGTTGAATTTGATGCCAAATCTACCCTAACTAAATCAAGCGGAGAAGTTTCCGCACACACCTTGTCAGGTGGCAAATCTTACTTTAAATATGAATTGGAGAAAGAAACTGCCAGCATGACTTGGCGTACTATCCCCTCAACCGAAAACGGAACCGTGTTTTACGAAGCCGACTTGGTTGCCCGTCTGCACAAAGTAACCACTGCCCAGCGTAACGAAATTAAGCTGCTGGCTCAAAACCGTATGCTCGCCATTGCACTTGATGCAAGCGGTGATTACTGGTTGCTGGGTGCTGATTACGGTGTTCAGTTGCAGCAGTCCGAGTCTAACTTCGGTCAGGCATTTGGAGATTTTAAAGGTCACGTTTTAAATTTCTTGCACAAAGAAACAGACCTGCCTTTGAAAGTTCAATCCGCTGTTGTATCTTCGCTCGCTCTCGGTTCTTGATTGATTTGAGTGTTTCATGCAAAAGGGGCTGCCTACGGGTGGCCTTTTTTGTTTAACATCATAACTACCTACTTTTAAGGGTAGGATGTTATACATCACCAAAGGCGGCACACCGGAACTGATAATCACAGGCAAGGAGAAGGTAACAATTTCTCCCGTGTATTATTTGCTTGTGTTTGAGAGTGAAATGTCGCAGGAACGCAAGGCATTTATTGTGGCAGATAGCAGCACTTCACCCAACAGATACCAGTTATTTTCATTTGTTGAGGGTAGCAGCACCGCCAAAACGCTGGCCGTAGGTACGCATTATTGGTCATTGTACGCACAGACAAGCCCAAGCAATACCAATTATCTGCTGGCAAACGAGGAAATCGACAGAGGCCTTGCATACGTTTCTACCAGCCACACCCCATTTAACGACCACGAGGTAAATACAACGATTAAACAGCACAACGTAGGATGAGTTTTGAACTATTAAGAATAAATTTTGCCGAAAGCAAGCTGCCTGTATTCAAAGAGAATAAGAATAAGGGCATCATGTATTATGGTGAAAGCAATGATTTTCCACAGCACTTATTGGAATTTTACAACCGCAGCCCAAAACATGGTGCTATTGTACGCCAGAAGGCACGATTTGTGGCAGGTGATGAAACCGTTGTTGACGGCAACCCCAATGCTGCAAAAATAATCGACTACGTGAACCCTTACGAGGGTGTGCAGGAGTTTAAAAACAAGTTGGCCCTGGACTATGAATTGTTTAATGGCTTTGCATACGAGGTACATTACAACAAATTAGGGCAGTTGGCAGCACTTTATCACGTTGATTTCAGCAAAGTTCGGACATTAGAACACGAACTTTATATGTACGCAGAGGATTGGAAAAAGGCGAAGCATGAGGATATGAAGCATTACCGCCCTTTCAATCCTAAAAAGGCACAGCCAATGGAAGTGCAGTTGTTTTACTTCCGTGAATACGCACCGGGGCTTGGTGTTTATCCTCTGCCACCTTATCAGCACTGTTTGCAGTACATTGAAATTGATGTTGAGATAGCAAACTTCCATAACAATAACATACGCAATGGGTTCAGCAATGGAACCTTGGTGCAACTCTTCAAAGGCCAGCCCTCGCAGGAAATCGCCTACGAATTTGAACGTAAGTTCAAAGCCAAAACCACAGGCACGGATAACGCTGGTGGTGTGCTTATTCAGTTTAACGAACAGAACGAAAAAGAGGCCACTATTAATCACCTGCAACCCAGCGAAATGGACAAGCAGTTTTTGCAGCTCAATGAAACGGTGCAGGATGAAATCTTTGTGGGCCATAACTTCCCTAAAATTCTGTTGGGCTATGCCACCGAGGGTGCATTAGGACAGCGTAATGAAATGATACAAGCGTATGAGTTGTTGCATAAATCATACATCAACCGCAGGCAAAACAAAATTGAAACGTGCCTTGAAAATACCCTTGAAACCGTTTATCCGGGCATCATAATCACCACCAAAGACAGCGAGTTTTTAGGATTGGATTTTGTTGCATTGTATCAGGCAAACATTGCCACGCTGGAAGAAACACGCAACGCACTTGGATTACCTACAACACCACAGCCACAGGCGGTTACTTTTTCATCACAGATTAAGTGCGAGTGCGAAACATGGAAAGACAGCGATATTGAGGTATTTTCTAAGTTCGGTGTAAGTGCTGATGAGTTTGAAGATGTGCCGATGCTGTTTGCACTGGACACCAAAGAGAAAAAAGTTTTGGCTGTGGTAACGGCTGATGAAAAAGCCACCGTGAAAAACATTGCTGATGCAGTAAAATTAGACGAGCCGGAAGTTATCGAGATACTGAAAAAACTGCAAAGCGACGGCAAGTTGAATTGGACAAACAACGCAATCAAAATCACCGATATTGGCAGGGCAGACATCCAAGACGAGGGATTGCCAAAAATTGAGGTGCGTTATAAATACGATTTAAGCCCAGATGCACCACCTTTGATGCCCGGTGGAAAGAGCCGTGAGTTTTGTATCAAAATGACCGATTTAAAAAAGCTATACACCCGTGCTGAAATCGACCAAATAAGCGGCATTGTAGGTTACAACGCATGGCTTCGTCGTGGTGGTTGGTACACCGTGCCAAATAGTGAGCCACCATTGCACATTCCGCATTGTAGGCACGAATGGTCGCAGCGTGTAGTAAGGAGGAAATCATAATGGCAACATTTGCATTTTTTATATCAGAACAAGACGTCAAAAAGAACACCCCGATTGACGAGAACGTGGACAGCAAGCTGCTGCAAACAGCCATGCGTACCGCCCAAGACATTTATATTCGGGATATAATCGGCTCAACCCTTTACGATAAACTTTGTGACGACATAAACGGGGCCGGATTGGCGGGTAATTACCTGACTTTGGTAAACAAATACATCGCACCTTGCCTGTATCACTACGTTATTACGGATAGCATCCTACCCATGACGTTCAAAATGATGAATAAATCGGTGGCAACACGTGGTGCAGAGAACGCAAATGCCATTGATGTTGACCAATTACGCATGATTGAGCAGCGTTACCAACAAAAAGCCGAGTATTACGGTGAGCGTTTACGCTTGTATCTGTGCGAAAACATGGACTTATTCCCCGAATATCGGACACCTGCACCGGGATTGGACACCATACCACCACAAGAGCAGGTCATTTTTGGCGGTTTTATGCTGGGCGAGGATGAGGAATATAAATTTTTACGTGGTTTTTTTAGATGAACAAAGTACGTATAAAGAACGAAAACAAATTAAAGGTATTTTTAAGTGGTAACGATAAACCAACTACTGGCAGCACTGACAAGAGCAGGGCAAAATCACAAGCAGATAAAGGCAACAATCGTTAATGTTGAGCCAAACATCAACACAAACGGTGAGCAGCTTTATCCGTTGATGCGGATTTTTCCTGACGGCTCGCAAGTGACCGTTGACAAGGTGATTTATCGGTTTGCCGTTGCTATTGCTGACCGCCACCGGGAAGATTTTACCGATGCGGTGGAACGTATCAGCGATATGCATACAGTCATGCTTGATATTTACTCGATGCTACGTTATGTTTATCGTGGCAACATTGCAGGAACGTGGGTAATAGCCGACAGCATCACTCCGTTTTATGATGCACAAACCGACATCGTTTCTGGTGTGGCTTGTGTAATAGAATTTCACTGCTCTAATCTCCGTGATTATTGCGATACACCTAATAACAATTTAACATTTCCAACAATAGAATAAAAATATGTCAACTTCATTAGAATTTATGAGCGGCTTTACTGGCTGCAAAGTTATCAGCAACACATCCGCAAACACTGGCCGTTTTCAAGGTTTTGTAGTTAATGCCGATGCGGTGGTTTCTGCCTGTCTTGACGAGAATAGTGCATCATTGATGACCACAATCGGACTGACTGGCGTAACCTTAAAGCAAGGCACATTCATCAGCGTACAAGAGGGCAAGTACATCAGCAGCATCACGCTGACAAGTGGTAGCATCGTAGCATACAACGTATGATAAGGCGGGGCATAGGTGTTCAGCCATATACTGCCGTTATTGGTGGGGTAATTCCATTGCTTGATACTTATGGTTCGGCTGCTGCGGCTTATAGCGTAAGAAAATTGCGTACATTATACACGGGCAATGCTATACGAGTGCGTAGGTCATCTGATAACACCGAGCAGGATATTGGATTTGACATCAATGGTAATTTA